AATGACAATAGTTGAAATAGCTATATGCACGAACACAATTTGCCAGCTTTTCTGGTTTAGCTGGGTTATATATAACCATTACAAGAGTGATCATAAAGGAGAAGAAGATGAATAAAACACTAAATGATAAAGAATATGCTACTGGTATTATAATTGGTTCATTTATTTCCTATCTACTTAGCCTTACAGATAAAGAACAACAAATAAAAGCTTCTAGTATTAGATTAAGAGATAAGCTCTTAAAAGTAACCAGAGCAGCCAAGGATGAACATTTAGTTGAATTAGCTAATAGAACTTGGGGTAATGTACTTACAAAACATAAAGATGATAACCTATGTATATCACCTGCAATAGTTATAGAAACACTATACTTTAGCTTTATAGATATAATGAATACACTCTATGGCAATGAACTTGGGAATCTAGTTTGTCGCTATGTAGAGAAGCAGAGTGTAGGAAATATAAATGATTATACTAAAGATAGTTATACAACTGCTGATAGTTTAAAAGATGCACTCAGAAAAGTAATATTTGAGGAATATAAAAATAATGGATGAAGTAATATTAACACCAAATGATATGAGATTGTTATTAGAAGTTGTAAGTGATAATAAAGATAAATATCCAGCTTTGGATAATTTATATGAGAAGCTTCTTGATATAGTAGAATTAGTATGTGAAGAAGATTAATGTATTTAAGGAGTACAAGAAATGAAAAAATTATATGCTAAACATTTTGAATTAAATTTTCCTGATAGAGCAAGTGCTAGCCGATTCTATATGATAAGTAAAGAACTAGGTCTTCATCAAATAACTACCTTAATTACGAGTGATAACAAAAGATTTCGTAAGCCTGTTAATTATGTTTATCTTGAAGAAGCTATTGAATTAGCTAATAAAAAAATAAAAAGAGCTATAGTACCTAGAGTTAAAAAAGCTTGGATAAATATGTTAGAAAGATTAAATTATATAAATGATAATTATTTTGAAGCTTATGAAGAAACAGTAGAAGCTAAAAAATATATATATAAAGAGCCTAATGAAAATTTTATAACTAGAAGAGCTTTAAATTATACTCTTAAAAAAATGAGACAACAACAATTTTTAAAAAAATGGAATATGTGTAAAGATAAAATGTTTCATACTTAAATTAAAGGAGTTAAATGAAATATAAATTAACAAAAGAACAACAAAATATTCTTACAACATTAGAAACAGAACCTATTGTAGCAGTAGATGCAAAAGCAGGTTGTGGTAAAACAGCAACTAGTTTACTTACAGTAGACCATTTTAAACCTAGAAAAGGTTTTTATACTGCATATAATAAATCTATAGTTGTAGAGGCTCAAGAGAAATTTCCATCTAATATGGAATGTAAAACTAAACATGCGTTTGCATTAAGTTGGATTAAACCTAAAAATAGAATAGAAGATTTTACTTATTTATGTATAAAAGAAAAACTATCATACCCTTCTAAGAAACAAATTATAGATGTAATGGATTCTTTTTTCTTATCAAATTCTACTGATATGGAAGATTTTATTAGTATTTTAGAAGATCCTGCTTTAGAAAAATTAGCTATAAAATATATAAATAAAATGTTAGAAGATGAAATTCCTCCTACTTTTAATTTCTTGCTTAAATATTTACATTTATTATTAGATCAAAAAATTATTAAAATTGAATATGATTTAATGATCTTAGATGAATGTTTACCTAAATATATGATGGTAGCTACTAGTACTGGAGATAGGTCTATTAAAGCTATTTACAACTCTTTAATAAGAAATGAAGAAGTTTTAGTTAAATCTTTAAACCACCAAAACGGTAATTTCGAATATAAAAGAGCTTTAAACCCTTTGAAATCTAAAGATAGAGAAACATTAAGAATATCAACAAAAGGTTTAAATAAACTAGATTGTACACCTAACCATAAAATACTTACTCAAAGAGGTTATGTACAAGCTGCAGATCTTTTAGTAGGAAAAGATTACATAATATTAGATTCATCTATTAATCAAAAAATTAAAAATATCTTTACTAAAGATCAATCCCAGGTAATACCTGATAGTTATTTAGAAAGCGATAATATAGTTACTTGTATAGAAACTATAGGGAAACATACGGTATATGATTTTGAAGTAGAAGATAATCATAATTTTTTAACCAGTAAATCTAAAAATGCTACTAAAACGGTGGTGCATAACTGTCAAGATACAACTGCAGTATTTTATGAAATTTTTAAATTAATTAAAGCAGATCGTAAACTTATAGTAGGAGACCCTTTTCAAAATATTTATGGTTTTATGAATACTGTAAATGCTTTTAATTTACTAGAAGATATACCAGTATTACCATTAACAAAAACATTTAGATGTTCTACTAAAATAGCTAAAAGAGTAGAAAATTTTGGTAAAAAACATTTAAATAAAGATTTTAAATATAAAGGTACTGATACTGAAATTATTGATGATACAGTTGCTTTTATAGGTAGAACAAATGGATCTATATTAATGCGTTTACAAGAATTACAAGAAGAAGGTAAATCTTTCTCTCTTACAAGACCTGTAAAAGAAATTTTTGCATTACCTATGGCTTTAGCTAATGTTACAGCAGGTAGAGAAGTTTTTCATAAAAAATATAAATATTTAGAAGGTGAATTTAAACGATATACTATGTCAGGTATGAAAGGTTTTTATTCTTATTTACTTAAATATGTAGAAGATGAAGAACTTCATTCTTGTATAAAATTTATGAATAAGATTAGAGAAAAAAATATTAATATTTTTCAACTAAAAAAAGACGCAGAAAGCATGACAGCTAATCCAAAAATTTGGGTAGTTACCGCACATAGTTTTAAAGGAAGAGAAGTAGGAACTGTTATTATTGAAGATTCTCTTAATAAATCTGTAAATAAAATTATAGAAAAAGGAGGACCTGAAAGTATACAGGACCAAGAAGAACTTAATTTAGGTTATGTAGCTTGTACCAGAGCTAAACATACCTTATTAAACTGTAGATTTTTATAAATTACAGCATTGGATATTGCCTAACCAGACCTAAAGGAATTAACATGAAATTAAATGAAGTATTAGCATCTGAAGAATTATCAGACGCTTTAAAAATTGAGAAAATTGCAGCAATTGTAGATAAAGCTCGTGCTGCATATGGAAACTGTGAAAATGAGATTGATGAACCAGAAATAAATACTGTTTCTGGTCTACAAGATTTAGCTATGCTTTGTAATGAATCTAAATTAGCTGTTGTAGAATCTGAAATATCTAACATTAAAACAATTGCTATAGAATTTACTAAAGCATTTCAAGGTGCAAAACTAGATAAAAAAATTGAAGAACTTATTGCAATTTCTCCAATTTTAACTAATATTGCTAAAACTGTAGACTCAGAATATATCTAGAGTTTACAATACCTTCTTCGGAAGGTATAACTAAATTCTTAGGATTTTAATTATGAAATTAACTACACCCTTTAAATTTATTAAGGAAAAACCACCTTGGGCTTCTTTATATAGCACGCTTAAAAGACATTATACTAAATCAATAGATAGATTTCAACCAGAACAAATACAAATATTATTATTTTTTTATTTATCAGATGGTCCTTTTATAGAAAGAAAAGCAGATCTATTAAATGAAAAAGATTTAATTCATATTTTAAATAAAATGGATCTAAATGCACCTTATAAAGGCTTAAAATATAAAAAATATGAACCTTATTATTCATATTTAAAAATATATGAGCCTATTACAGAAATTCCTAAAAAGCTATTAATTACCGCATTAGTTACTACTTCACAACCAGGAAAATTTATAAATTTTTTTGATAATATTAAATTACCTAAAGCTGTTGAAAATATAATAGAAAAAGAGGAAGGATCTATTCTTGACTTAATAGATAAAAAAGATGTAATTCTTACTAATTTTACATCTTATATTTCACCTACAAGTAATCAAGAAATTACAAAAATTATAAATAGTAAAGAAGAATTAGCTGAAGATATATTTCATTATATTTTAAAAGGTCATTTATCTTTACCTTATTATATTTTAACTGGAGTATCTCATACAACATAATAAAGGAGAAATAAGTCTTATGCAACATAATAAATTTAATGAAATTCATAAACTTATAAAAAATAATATTCCTGTTTTATTGACGGGTGAAGCCGGGTCTGGAAAAACAACTATTATTAAAAATATAGCTAAGGACTTAGATTTACCTTTTTATTCTATTGCAATGACTAAACAAACTACTTTAAACGCATTATTAGGCTTTATATCTATAGATGGTACTTATATACCTTCACAATTACGAAAAGCAGTAGAAAATGGTGGTTTAATGTTATTAGATGAAATAGATGCAGGAGATCCTAACACATTACTATGTTTAAATACTTTAGAAAATGGTTATTTAGCTTTTCCAGATGGTATTATACATGCTCATAAAGATTTTAGATTATGCGCAACAGCTAATCCTCAAGATGAACACAATTTTTATACTGGGAGATCTAAATTAGATGGAGCTACATTAGATAGATTTGATATAATTACTATAGAAAGAGATAAAAATTTAGAAGAATTTCTTACTTGTGAATTAACTGTAAAACAAATACACATAATGAGAGAATTATTAATAGAAAATGGAGTATCTAATAAGATCTCAATGAGAGATAGTATAAGATTCTTTAAACGTAAAGCTATTAATTTAGCATCTGATTATGAAAAAACTTTATTAAAAAATGACGATCTATATATACAATATAAAGAAGAGGCAGCTAAATTAAAACCTCTTATAACAAATCAAGCAGAATGTAAAACTATAGATGAATTATGGACTACAATAAATTCCATAGCAAAACTAAATGCAAAGGAACTACAATGAAATTAGATATAAAATTAAATAGACCTATCAGAGATATTTATCCAAAAGAATGGCAAAATAAAATTAATATGGTTAATTTAGATAATGCAGAATTTAGAAATTTACAACATTTTAAAAATTACTGTTCACAACTTACACAACGTAATGATATGCAATGCGGTATTTCTTATAAAGAAGCCTTAAAAGACCTATTACAAGAAAAATCTTTATTAGACCCTACTGCAGTAGATTTAATTAGAAATTTAGTTAGATCTAATTTATTAAAGAGAGGTCTTATTTCAGAAGACATTTATGAATCTTATAAATATGATATAGATGGTATAGCAATGGATGTTCAAAAAGTTATTGATGGTAATCCAGAATGTATGCTTAAACCTATGTATAGTTATACCAATTATTTTTATGAGTTATACGTAAATATAAGTTATCCATATTCTATTTCTGATGAAACTATAAGAGAAAATGTAATAAAATTATTAGCAACAATAGAAGAACTAGAACGTCAACATATTTACATTAAAGTTACATTAGTAGATGTATCCGGATATGTAAATAATGAAAATGATCTACTTACTATTGTTCCTTTATTTTCTTATAAAGATTATAAATCAATTCAAACTATGAGTGCAATTATTAATGAAAGATTGCTACGTAAATTTATGTTTGCTATGTCTGAAGATGTTTATGGAGATACTTTGGCAAGTGGTTATGGTAAACCAATAACTTTACCAAATACTATTAATATAGGTGGAAACCTAGATGAAATAGAGTTGTTTGAAGAAATATATAATAAAGTAATTACTCCAGGAGTTAGATAATGAACTATAATACACAATATAAAAAATTAGTAGGTAAAATACTTGATAAAGGTGCTATACAAAAATCAAGAAATGGTAATACTTTATTAATTCCTCATACATGTTTTACAATTAATGCAAAAGATTGGCGATTAAATTTACGTAAAATGTATTATAAGGGTGTTAAAGCAGAATGGGATACTCTTATGGATACAAATAATCCATTAACTAATGTTTCTCAGTTTGAAGCTAATGGTTGCCCTTATTGGAAGCTATGGGCTAAAGAAGATGGTGCATTAAATTTAGATTATTATAATGAACTACATCCACAGTTAGAAGATGTAATAAAGAATATTAATGAAGATCCTTATAGTAGACGTCATGTAATAGATATTTGGAACCATAATCATGTACAATCAGGAGAACTAAGTTTAGCATCTTGCTGGTATGGTTTTATTATAACAGTAATTAAAGGTGTCTTATATATGACTTGGAATCAACGAAGTTGTGATGTAATGCTAGGTTTACCAGCAGATGTATATCTTGCTTATTTATTTTTAAATCATATAGCAGAAGAAACCGGATTTATTATGGGAAATATTACATTTTCTATAACTAATGTTCACATTTATGAAGAACATATTCAAGGTGCTAAAGAATTATTAACTCGTACGGAAAGTAATTATAACGATCCTATAAAATTTGAACTTAAGGCTTAATATGACAATAATTGTTTTAAACTATGATGATGGTAGTATTGATATTATCGATATACCCAAAAATATTGATTTAGATGAATATTTATTTGATACATTAGATTATAAAGAAAGTCAAATAAATTGGATGGAAATAAATATTCATTCTATAACTTTAGCTTTAGAAAAATATTTTAAAGAAAGGAGAAATAATGAATAAAGGTTATTTTTTAATGGAATGTTGGGATTGTGGATATGAATGGAAAGTAAATTATAAACAATGTACTTGCCCAAGGTGTTCATCTGATAATGTTTCAAATGTTTGGATAGATTAATGGTAGTTTCAACAATATTATTAACTAGTGATAATTTTTATATAAATGAAGATGGTTCTCTACCAATGAGACCTGACTTTGATAAAACATTATTAACTGCTTTAGCTAAAAATAATATAGTATCTAATGAAGGTTATAATATGCTACCACCTAGTATAAAAAGTGTAGTAAAAACATCAAATGAACAACAAGAACCAGAATTTCCTATAACTATTAGAGAAATAAATGCTTTTACAGATTTATTAATAATTGTTCGTAGTAATGAATTAATAATAGGAGGAAAACAATTTAGATTAGATAATTTTGAATTATTAGTAAAAGATAGAAAAATTGAATTATGGAGAAGAAAATGATAGATAAATTAATAACAAAAATTGCTTTATGGCATTATAATAGAAAGATTACTATTAATGGTAATTCATTAACACAAACAGTAAAGCTAGGTGAAGAATTTGGAGAATTATGCGCAGGTATTGTACGTAAAGATAAAGGTCTAATTAAAGATTCTTTGGGAGATATGGTAGTTGTTATGGTTGCAATTGCAGAACTAGAAGATCTAACATTAGGTGATTGTATAGAAACTGCATATAATGAAATTAAGGATAGAAAAGGCCATCTTAATGAATTTGGTAACTTTATAAAAGATGAATAGTTCATTAGAAGAAACACTTTGGTCCTTAGTAGATGCTTTAAGTAAACGTACTAATTGTAAAAAACGTGCAGTAGGTTGTATTATTTATAATACAAAATTACAGGAAGTTGTAGCTAAAGGTTGGAATATTCATTTAGATGGTGTTTGTGATTGTTTAAATACAGAGGGTAAAAAAGGTACTGCTCAACATGCAGAAATTACTGCATTACATGATATGTTAGGACCTTATAAAAGAGAAGATCTAATTTTATTTGTAAATCATGCACCTTGTGCTAATTGTAAATCAGAAATAGAAACTGTAGTACATGAAGTTAGATATAGATCACAAAAATAAGGAGAAATAATGTCAACAAAAGAAATGCTTAAAAATTATTTAGAAGAAAATGGAGCATTTACAGCTGATATTAATCCATTAGTACTTAAAGCAGTAAGTGCTATTGCAGGAGAAGTACCTTATAGATTAAAATTAGCTATTGCTCTTAATGAACTGGCTGTTTTAACTTCACATTTACGTAAAAATATAGAATTATATGATGGTACAATTGTACCTTGTAATATGATTACTTTTGCTTTAGCTAAATCAGGAGTAAGTAAAGATTCATCTATGAATATGGTTAGAAAAGCTTTAGCTGAAGGTTATTCTATTTTAGAAGACTACAGAAGAGATTTAGCTAGACATAATGCAGAAAAAGCTGCTATTTTAGATGGTAAAACTAAAGAAGACTGGATGGCTTATTATGAAAAACCTAGAGCTTTACATGCAGGTCTTGGAACTGTAGAAGGTATTATTCAACATTTTGCAGATTTAGAACAAAGTGATATAGGAGCGGGTTATTTACAAACAAGTGAAATAGGTTCAGAATTATTAACTAATGGAAATATGACAGATATTGTTAAAACATTATCAATTGCATATGATCTAGGAAAAATTCCAGCCAAGATTATTAAATCTAATGAACATCAAACAGCTAGTATTGATGTTTTACCTATAAGTGCTTTATTTTTTGGTTCAGAAGATGCTATTTTATATGATAACTCAATTAAAACCAAATTTAAAACAATGTTTAGTGTACAATTAGCACGTAGATCTATATTTAGTTTTACTCCAGAAATTATACCTCCTCAAAATTTAAGCTCAATTGAAGAATTACGAGAATATAGAAAACAAGAAAGAATTCGTACACTTGAAGCACAAAAAGAAGTATCTACTGTAATAAAAACTATAATAGAAAATACAACTCAAGAACATTTAACTATATCTGAAGAAGCTCAAAGTTTATTTGATGTATATAAAGAATATAATCAATTAGAAGCAGATGATATGAACGCTATTTATCCAATAACTAAATTATCAAGACGTCATAAACAATGGCTAGCTTTAAAATTATCAGGTAATTATGCAATTTTAGATGGTAATTTAGAAATTACAAAAGAAAATTATATTCAAGCAATTAATACAATTGAAATGTTTGCTAATGATCTTATGAATTTTGAAACTGAACTAATAAAAGAACCTTATGAGATCTTTGCAGAATTTTGTAAACATAATGCAGTTAAGGGTAAATATACTATTAGTTTACACATTTTACGTAAACTTGGGTATATTCCTACTACGGGAAGAGCAAAAGCAGCTATAGAAGAACTAGTTCATTTAGCTGCAAGTTATGATAAAAACGGTATTTATACTGCTTGTGATGATGGTATTTGTTATGAAGAACAAATAAAAACTGACATTGCAGGTTTATCATATTTAGAAGTATTTGGAACTAAAGAAGAACGAGCTACTCAATGTGCTAAAGGTTTTGAGTTTTATGAAACAGATTTTGAAGAACTTGGAGTTATGTTAACAGGTGATTATGCTTATGCACCTTTTAGATTTAAAGATGGTATTCGTTCTAAAGATAATATTATAGGTGGTTGTAAATTTATAGCATTAGATATAGATAAATCAACTATTACAGATGAAGAATGTCATTTATTACTAGAAGGCATAAATCATCATATAGCTAGAACTTCTGATAAAAACAATCAATTTAAATTTAGAGTACTAATAGAATTAGACTCTATTGTAGATATTGATAATAGACAATGGAGATACTTTATAGAAGAAGTTGGTTTATATTTAGGTTTACAAGTAGATATTTTACCAAAATCACAAATTTATTTTGCATATGAAGGTAGGTCTGTTTTATCAGAATTAGAAGGTGAACCTTTAGAAACACGTGAATTAATCATGAAATCTAATGAAAGGTTACTTAATAAACCTACACCTAAAAAATTAACTACAGTTCAACAAACAGCTTTATTAGATGATAAACTAGAAACATATGCTTTTGCATTTAATGCTGAAAATGGTGAAGGTAGTAGATCTTTAATAAGAGCTGCTTTATATGCAAAAGATTTAGGAGCCTCTACAAAATATATGATTGAACTTGTAGAAGAAATTTCTAATTATTGGGTATCACCATTACCAGAAGATAGATTAGAAAGCATCAAAAACCAAATTTTAAGGTGGTAATATGAGTAAAGAAGAACAATATTGCTTAGAACAGCAATTTAAACAAGCACAAGTTGCTGTACAGGCTCTTAATGACGAATCTATATGTGATATGCTTACTAAAGAAGAATTAGCTCATATGGCTGTTAAATCAACTACATTTGATAATGTACATTTAGTAGCCTATGAACTAGCTTTAACTAAAAAAGAAACAGCTAAAGATCTATATAATGAACTTCAATATTATATAGATAAAGGATTAATTTAATATATGATAAACTGGAAATATAATGGAAAAGAAATAAAATCACATAATGATCTTTTACCAGAATGTACTAACTTTGTATATGAATTAACTTTTTCTGATAATACAAAGTATATTGGTAAAAAAACAGTTAGATCTATACGTAGATTAAAACCTACAAAAGCACAATTAGCTATTCGTAAAAATTATGTAAGAAAAGAATTAAAAAATTCTCCTTTTTTAGATTATGAAGGTTCTAGTGAAGAAAATAAAGATAAAATACTTGTATCAAAAGAAATACTATACCAATGTTCAAATAAAAAGACTGCTACTTATATAGAAACAGCTCTTTTATTTGAAAATAATGTATTATTCTCAAAAACTTACAATAATAAAAATATATTAGGCACATTTTATGATAATAGCCTAGAAGGATTACTAGATGATAGAAATTAAATTAACAGACACAGATGCTCTCGAGTATTTAGAACATAAAGATACAAATCTTGGATATGAACAGTTGTTAGCTAAATATAAAATTTTACAAGAAAATACTAAATTATTAGGCCAAAGATATGTAGATCTTCAAGCTAAATATAATGCTTTAACTTCTCAAGAGAATGTATCAGCTAGAGTTATAAATGATACAGAAAAAGCTAAAAATTTAACTCCTGATTTTGCAAAACCTACAAATAGTCAAAATACTACACCAACTAGATCAAATAGAAAATGGTCTGATATGGAATTAAGTATTATAAAATATGCAATATCAAGGCCAGAAACAGAGAATAATAGACAATTTGCTACTTTAGCTAAAAAATTAAATAGATCAAAAAATGCTATTAGAACAAAATTAGCAGAATTAGATATTTATGTAGAAAAAGGAATCATATATCCTAAAGCCCAGTTTAACCAATAAAGGTATTTAAATGATAGACTATATTAATGTAAGTTACAAAGTATATACAACATATTATGGTATAGCTAAAAAGTTAAATACATTAACAAAGATTCCTATATTATCACTTGATTTAGAACTACAATCAATCTATTCTATTTCTGAAAGAGAAGAAGCTAAATTATTATTAAAAAATAATATACAAAATCTAACTAGAGATGATATGTTATTATGTAAAGTAGTTGCTAGAGCGTCTGGTTTATCTCATCCAAGTATAACTAAAATAACTCATATAATTTTTGGTTTATCTGAATCAGAATCTATTATTTTTATCATTAATGATAATAAAAGTAGAGATTTAGTTTTAAATTGGGTTATTAATTTCAAGGGGAAACTTTTAATACATAATACTGGATTTGACTTAAAAATAATTCATTATCATACTAATAATTTTCCCAAAGATTTTGAAGATACTCAATTATTAGCAAAATGTTTAATTAACCATTGTGATAATTGGAAAGCTAATACAGGATTAAAAGAACTTATGAGTAGTTATTATGACCCTAAATGGCTTATGATTGAATCATATGATATTCAAAATTATAAAGATAAAGCGTTTCTTAGATATTCAGCTATAGATGGTGCTGCTACCTTCAAATTATGGGAGCAACTACAGGAGGCAATAAAAGATGAAAAATAATTTTAAATACCAGGTTTATAAGGAGTCAATAGAATGAGACCTTGGGAACTATTACCTCAACCTTTTCCTAAAGATAATGATCCAGGACCGAACTTTTTTTATACTAATTTTGTTAAACCTTTATCTTTAGATTTTATTAGATTAATGAATGCAGGTATTCATATAGATCAAAAAGCAGTTAAAGAACTAGAAACTACATTAGATAATGTTTTAGCTAAAGTTGCTGAAACTGTAAAACAAAATAAAATTATTCAAGATTTTCAAGCAGATATATATCCTAAAAAATGGGCAGAATATTTAGCTTCAATGGAAACTAAAAAGAAAAATAAAAAACATTTTATAAAACCATATAATCCAGAAAATGCTTTACATAAAACATATGCTTTTAATACTAGATTACTTCAATTAGGAAATTCTAATGATATAAAAACTAAATGGTCTGTAAAAGATATGAGATCTGCTAATGAATTTTATAATGATCCAATTATGGTACAAATAATAGAAAAGAAGTTAAATCCTTCTGATTTATTAGCGATAGAAGCTATGAATACTTTAGCAATAGATAAAATGACTATTTATAATAAAAGTCATTATAGTGATAAAATAGCAGCAAAAACGTATGAAGAAATTTTACCGCCTTTTAATCCTGGTAGTTCATTACAACTACGTAAATTATTTAGTTATTTAAAAATAGCTCCTTTAGCTTTTTCTAAAGATACTGGAGAACCTAGTTGGGGTAGAGATCAGATTGAAGAGGTTTTAACTACTGCAACTGATCCAACTCTTATAGAATTATTGCAAGCATTTGTAGATTATTCTTATGGCAGTATTATTCGTACAAACTTTATCGAAGCTTTTCATAGTTTTACTATAGATGATGTTTTATATGGTAATTATAAAAATTTTGGAGCTAAGACATATAGACCTACTTCAAATAAGCCAAATTTGCTCAATATGCCTTCAACAGGTTCTATCTATGCAAAACCATTAAAGAAGGTATTTATAGCTCCAAAAGGATACTTAGTATGGTCTATAGATTATAGTGCTTTAGAAGACAGAGTTATAGCAAATTTATCACAAGATGAAAATAAATTAGCTATATTTACCGAAGGTTTAGATGGGCACTCATTAAGTGCAACTTATTATTTTCCAGATAGAGTATCTAAATTAATAGGTCCATATACAAATAATAAAGAAGCATCTATAAAATTAAAAACTCTTGTAGATGAGAAAAACAAAGAAGCTAAATCTGTACGTCAAGATGGTAAACCTGTAACATTCGGTATATCATATGGTGCATATCCACCTAAAATTGCTGCTACAATTAAATGCTCTATTACTGCAGCTACAGCTATATTTGATTCATATCATAATGAAATGTTCCCTGATATAACTAAAATGCGTAATATAGCTATGAAAACAGCTACTAAACAAGGATACCTACATTTAGGTTTAGGTTGTAGATTATATAGTGATAATATAGAAACTAATAGTAGAACATTATTTAATGCTCTTTCTCAATTCTGGAGTATATTAACTCTTATATCTGTTAATGAATTACATTATCAAATAGATAAAGAAAATCTACAAAAAGATATAATTCCTAATTCTACAATTTATGATGCAATTTATGGGATTGTTAGAGAAGATCCCTCAATTATAAAATGGCTTAATGAAACTATTTGTCCTATCATGGAAAAAGATTTCTTAGATGAGCAAATAGTAAAAAATGAGGTTAATCTAGAAGTGGGTAAATCTTGGGGAGATTTGGTTGAACTACCACATAATGTTTCATTAGAATATATACAAAAGGTGATAGATGAAAAATAATTTATGGAATAATTGGAATTCAATAAAAGAATATGAGTATCAATTAAATAAATATAAACAACTCTATACTTTAGAAACTAATGAAAAAGATAAATTATTTTGGAAAGAAATGATTTGGCGTATAAAAGAAGATTTAAAAATATTAAAGGAAAATAAATGAATAAACCAAAAACAGAATTAGACTATTATAATGGAGAAAATGAATTACCTGAAGGAGACTTTAGAATAAGTGCTTCTCAGTTTAATACATTTTTAAAATACCCACATAATTGGTATAGAGAACAAGTTTTAAAAGAAGAAGGATTTCAAGGTAATACTGCTTCAGTAATAGGTACAATTGTACACTATATAGCTGAAAAGTATGCTAAAAAAGAACAACCTAGTATTCAAGAAATAGAACAATATATTACAAATCATGAAGATAATGAAGATGTAGATACTACAGAAGTAAGAGCACAATATAAACTAATGGGAGAAACATTAGTTAATACATATATTAAAAATAATATGCCTTATAAAGTAGAAGAGTTTATTGCTTATAAATTACTTCCTCATATCTATGTAGGTGGTTCTTGTGATGCAGTATTTGGGTCTGATTCATCTGCTATGATTATAGATTATAAAACTTATAATAGTAAAATAAAACCTAAAACAATTCCACAAGGGTATAAATATCAATTACTAATTTATGCTTATATTTATAGTAAACAAGGTATAAATGTTGATCGTATAAGGTTAGTATATATAAATCGTTATATAGACGGAGGTATATCAGAAAAAACAGGTAAACCTTTGAAATCTTATGCACCTGAAGTAACTGTATTAACAGAAACAATAACTAATGAAGATTTAGATTTTATAGAATCTGTATTATTACTTTGTGCAGAAACATATCAAAAAGCTATTGAAGACCCATCATTAGTTTATTTACTTTATAAAGATTACAGGCTAAAAGGAGAAAATAATGGCTAAAGCTAAAATACTTATATCAGGATTACCTAATATAGGAAAAACAACAATATTACAAACATTAACAGATGTACTTGTAATAGCAAGAGATGGGAAAAAATATCCTTTTCCTCAACCACACGTAAATATACCTGATTTTGATACAGCAGAAGAATTAATTGATATTATTACTACAAAGATTGAAGCTTATGAAGATAAAATGGGAGTACTTCCTAAAACTATTGTAATAGATAGTTTATCTAAAATTTTATTAGATATAGAAGGAAATGTTTTAGCTAGAGTTAAATCTTACCCTTATGGTGTAGTTAATACTGAAATTAAACTTATTGTAGATTTTATAGAACGAGACCTTGCAGATGTATTTAATATTGTATTAGTTTCTCATGCTATATATGATGAAGATACGGTAGGTTACAAATTAGTAAATGCAGGAGGTTCTTGGGGTAAAAAAGGTGGAATACTCTCAGAAGTAGATCAAGCATGCTTTATTGAGCTAAGAGGTAAAAAACGAATATTACATTATCGTAATCCAAAATTAGCAGCTAGAACAACTATTGCTGATTTACCTGATAGTATACCTTTAGAAGAGTTTAATTTACAAAAACATCTAGATTTACTAACAAATGAACAAGAACAAGTTGAAGAATGGTCGTTATAACGCTATAATTCTAACCACGATAGGTTAATTTAAAGAGATAAGGAGAAACTAATGAGTTTTTTTAAAGCAAAAAAAGATGCAGAAAGCATTAAAGAAGACGTAGGCAGTAATTACATAAATAAGTCCGGTATCTATGATATCAACATAATTATTCCATTCATGGGAGGTACAGCAAAATCACCAGTAGTTGAACTTTTTATTGAATATAATAAACAAAAACAACCACTGTATGGTAATATGCGCCTTACAAATAATGATGGATCAGAAAATTTTGGAGCTAAAATATTTAATAAGCTTTTAATTATTGCAGACATTGAAGATGTAGCAGAACCAATTGAAGCTGAATTACCAATAGGTAAAAAAGGTGCATCTAAAGACGTAGCAGTTTTAGAAGATCTTCAAGATATTGACTGTAAAGTACGTATTCAAATGGAATATAGCGTTTATAAAGGTAGTATTAAAGAGAAAACTATAATCAAATCTTTTTATAGAGCTGATGGCGCTTCTGCAGAAGAAGTTGTTAATGGAACAGAAGTTGGTGTACAGTTAAGTAAAGATATGCCATATGCTGAAAATATAACATATAAAGATGGTCTTACAGCTGAACAAGTAGCAGAATGGATTAAAGCAAAACGTCCTGAAAATACTGCAGGTACTACTGAAGCTACTCCAACTAAACGCCCAAGTTTTGGTAAAAAGAAATAAATAATCAGGCTTTAGTATAATTTATACTTTATAAGTCCTACTAGTCTTATGATAACTGACTTTACCTAAAAACAGAGTTCCTATGCTTCGGCATAGATTTTTTATAAAAAGGATTTGCATGAATGATTTACAAAATCGCCTAGAAGCACTATTAACTAGTGTAAAAGCATATAATGATAAACCTAATAAAAGTCTTTCTAAACGTATTAGGGTTGCATTAGGGTCATTAAAAACAGATATTACTGATATTCGTAGAACATTAGTAGCTGCAGATAAAGATGGGTATAAATAACATGCTATTTAATAAAGATGATATGGAAAAACCAATGTTATCTTTAATTGAGCCAGCTTTTATAGAAGGTGTTGCAAAGATATTAACTATCGGTGCAAAAAAATATGGTTTAGATAATTGGAAAACTATTCCTATTGAGGAAGAACGACGTTATAAAGATGCACTACTCCGACATATAAATGAATATATGAAGGGTAATAAATTAGATAATGAAACACATGAATCTCATTTATATCATGCAGCATGTAACTTAATGTTTCTTAATTACTTAGATACCATACCTAAAGAGAAATAATCTCTAAATGCGCATCGGCTTCTACTCTTTCTCCGTGTAAGTCGCAACATAATTTACCTCCTTCTAAAGGCTTTCCATGGAAGCTATACTTATTGCTCTAGCGACGGCTTTTAATGCAATAATTATAAAGTGGAAGTTTGAACATAAACGCTATGAAGATGTTTTTTTAGATATTTTAACATTAACCATTTTGGCGTCTTTATTTAGCGGTTCTATGGGTGGAATGATAATTGCAACAATGAGCTCAGCCTTTGTTAGCTTATATTTGCTTATATCTCCACCCAAATTTACAACATCAATAGAAACTAAAAAGTTTATTGATGAATTTAAAAAACGAATGCCACAATGATTATCCTTAAAGCTGCTGGGTTTACATTACTTGTTGCAGTAGTTATTATTTTATTAATAGCTATTGTTTATGTGTCCGTCTGGGTAATCTTAGCTGTAGCTATAATTACACTAGGTTATCTAACTTACACAGCTTTAAATGCTAAAGCACAACTTTCAGTGCTTTAGTCATTTACTACTCCCACAAATTGAAGTGCACTTGGTGTAACCATACGTTTAATATGTTCAAACATATCTTGATCCAGGTTTGCCCAACTTCTTACTAAAATACTTTGTTGTTGAATATCATCAACATCAAAAAACATTTCTTGACCTAACACAGATAAAATTATGTTTAAAGGTTTGTTTTTAACTGTTTTAGTAATTGCTCTTTGAATTCTTTTCATATACTTCGTAAACATAAACAATCCCATATTATTTAAATATTCCTCAAAACTACTTGCAGGTTTTCCATAATTTACAAAAGCATCTAATACACTTTTTAATGCTTTATCTTTTTTAACTCCACGTTCTAATAATAGTTGATATTCTGTAGCTCTTGCTATAAAATCACTATATTGTGTTGCTTGTGTAACAAACTTAAAGTAACCAGTTCTTTCACTTAAATATAACCAGTTAGCACTTTGCTTAATAAACTCTGGTAACCCTTCCATTTTATCATTAATTTTTCTTACTAATTTATTACTAGATTTATAATCTTGTTTATCTAGATCTTCTACAATAGCTTGATACATTCCAGCTTCCATTAATACATGCACAGGATTTAATTTTAATTCCTCAGTTAACATATTAATTTCTTTTTGTGTTTTCTGACCTACTAATCCAGAAATTCTTAATTTCTCTATTTTTCTTTGATCATTAATATATTTTGTAACATTACGCATATTTTTTAATTGCATATTGGCTACTCTTATAGGACTGGCACCATTTACTACACTATACATAAAGTTAGAGATAATATTACCTATAAATACTGCAGGAGTCCTAATAATAATATCTACTTTACTTATACTAACTACTTGTTGCCATAATTGTTCTGCAACACGTATCCAACGTTTAATAATATCAGGAGTAATTCTATGAATACCCATAAAATCTGTTATACTAGCATCTCTAAATCCAAAATAATTATGTAACATATCTCGTCTTACTGCAATATACCCATTTGAACTATCTTTAATAGCTTGCCTCATATGATGTGGTAAAATTTTATAAATTTCACTTACTTTTGCATTAGGGCTATTTTCTTCAATTCTAATATATAATTGATTATTCTTACCTATAGATGATCCAGGAATATAGTTTTCTTTCATATCTGCTAATATAACATCTAATACAGCTTCATTTTGTTTATCAGTATCTACTTTATCTTGGATACTACCAATAGTTCTACCTAATACTTCAGATACTTGTGTATCTTGTCCTAATAATTCTTTTTTATTATCTTTACCCATCATATATCTATAATCTGTAATATTTCCATATTGATCTAATATAGGAGATAATTTATTAAGAGGATCAATTGTATATTCACCTTTTTGCATAGCTTTTATTATAGTATGTGAAGCTTTTCTAATTCTTCTTATATCTCTAGCTGCAGTTCTTTTAGCTAACATATCATTAGACTTATAAGCAATATCTGTTAAAGATGTACCTTTTTTAACCATATCGGTCATTCTTGTAGCAGTTCTGTTATAACTTTGATTTACATACATTTTAGATCGATACAAAGCCATTTCTTTACTTGATTTATCTGCCGGGTCTTTTTTAAGAACTTTAACTAACTCAAATCCTTGTGCTCTCATCTCCGCTTCATGAGATGTAGGCCTAACCCTTATGTCTATTGTATCATCAAATAACTCTTTACTGTATCCTTTAATAATATTTACTTCTGTTTCAAATATACGTTCTTTTGCTTCTTTTTTAGCACCTTCATTAAGGTTCATAATATATTCTATTGCACTATCTTTTTCTTTAATTAAATTCGCAAGTATTTCATTTGAACTTTCAGAAGTATATTGTATACCTACTAAAGTAGCCAATTCATCTATTTTTTCTACTACTTTTGGATCTGGTTCAATTCTTCTATCACTTAATAAACCAGATGCAATATTATGTGCATTTAAATTTTGTACTGTTCCTGCAGTATGTGTAGCTAAATAATAACCTAATCCTGTAGCTTGATTACTATTCCAATAAAAATTACTTTTATCTAATCTGGATAGTTGAGTTTTAACTAATTCTATTTGTTTATCTCTAGCATCTTTATCTGTAAGCATAGATACTATTTTTTTAGCTCCATATTTCTTATATATGGAACTTAAATCAGTATCGATAGCCGATAAGGTTATTGCTTCCTCTTCAGTCTTTGTAAGCTTTCTATCAAACTGTTCTCTAATAGTTGATCTAGTTACATCAACAGTTAATTCTCTAACTCTATCAATACTATCACTCATCATTCCAAGTTCTTCAATAACACGTTCCAAAGCAGAAGCATCTTCTATGTCTCTTAATACATTTGGTATAAAACTTTCTGGTTGAATTCCAAAAGATGCAAATACAATTTCTCTAAAACCTTTCATATCTTCTCTAAGTAAAAGTTTAGGTAAATATTTAGCTAAATAGGTAATCATTTCTAATCTAGTTGCATTCTTTTTAGGTCTTTTTGGTAAACTACCTGGATCACCTTTTAATTTTTCTAGAACCATATCTATCATTTTAGCTAATGGTTTATTTCCTATTTTATCTAAAAGTTTAAAGAATTTTACACCTAACTCTTGTTCTTTCTGAACTTCATTTGCAGCAGTATTATTATATTCCATTAATTCAAAAGTTAATTGCATTAAACTATTATGTACAGTTTCTCCAATATTACTCCATTTAACTTTACCCATAATAATATCTAACAAATGAGCAGCTAATTCGCTTAATCTTTGAAATAAACTTAGTTTTTCTGTAGAACTTTCTTCAACAATTATTTTTTTAAGTTTTGCAATCACTTGCGGATTTGTTAGACCATGTGCAATAAATTCATGTAAACTAGTTTTATTTTTAAAAATATAGTTCCATCTTTTTGTTGCAATATCTAGGTCTTTCTTTTTATCTAATGATTGCCTTGGCATTAAATCTTGTACAGTAATTACTTCTGCTGCTTTATCCCGTAGATATTGTAATTTTGTAACTAAAGTATTAATTTCTAAATTATTAGCTGCATTTTTAATAGCAAATTTTGTAATAGCGTGCATAATTTCATGGGCATATACTTCTGTAGCACTCATCTCATTGGTTTTAATTAATGGTCTATCTGAAGTATTAATAACAATATTTGTGTCATTAATCATACCTAAATTTTTATCTGCTTCTTTATTTATATATAGATTTAATTCAGGAATAAACTTAGGATCTATATTATCTAATAAACCTAGAACATATTTTTTATAAGGTTTACTTACATTTATATCATTAAGTTCATTTATAATATTTTTCATACCTTCTACAGACTTAAGAGCGTCTTTTTTAAGATTCTCAGGTTTAATAGCAGGATTGCTATTTTCTTCTGAACCTAAAGTTTCTTCTGGTTTATAACTATATTTACTTCCAGGTGTAGCACTCATATGTACTACATCTATATTTTGATTAAATAACCAATTTCTTTCTGTTTGAATTAAATCATTTGTAGCAATTAAGTTATCTAATAATTTTTGTTCTTCCTCAGTAGGACTTTCAAAAACTCTTTTTGCACTAACTAATAACTCTTGTATAATACTATATTGTTTATTTATAGCTATAACTTCTTTATTATAAGTTTTAACAATTTCTTTTGTATTTGTAAGAGGTGGTATAATTGCATCATGTATACCTAAGATTCCTTCATAATTTAAAATGGTATTACCCATAATACTACCATCTATGTAGTGAATAGGTATAACAGAACCTGCTTTAATAGCTGCTTTTAAAGTTCTAATTCTAGAATTTACTGTTTTACCTTTTTGATTTTCACCTTTTAAATTCTTTTTAAATGTAGAATTTAATTGTGTTTTTGCTACTTCATAGTCATACTCAGGTACTGCAGTAGTTGAATCATTAATAGTTATACTATCTTGTAAACCTTCTGAATAAGGACCTTTAATCAAAGGGAATTTATTTCTTAAACTTTTTATAATTGCAAGTTTTTCTGCTTTAGTTGCACCTCTATTATTTTTTTGCTCTATCGCATCTTCTTCTTTAATATATTCTTCATTATATTTTATGAACATAACTTTAAAAGTTTCATTTATAAGCTCATTTAATTCTATAAATTCACCAAACTCTTTATTTAATTGTTCTGTAGCTAAATAACCATATGTATAAGCACCTAGGTTACTTAGATATTTCATAAGATTTGGACCTTTTTTATTAGCCGTGATTCTATTAGGATCTGTAGTAATTAACTTTTCATGTAAATTAGGACCATAAACTTTATTTAGTTTAAAATACAGTTTTGCTACTTCAGGATTCATATTTTTACTTACCATTTGATCTATTAAACCGTTAGCAATAATTACACCTAGTCCCTTCTTAATAGAAGAAGCTCCTCTACTATAATTAAATGTCATAAAAGGATCTTTAAATAATGTTCTTAATTCTTTAGATACTTCATTAGTATCTGTAGGTTTAGGTAAAGTTTTAACAAATTCTTTAAGAAACCCGAATTTATCATATGTATTGTTTAGCCAATCCCAAACTTTATCACCATCTGTTAATGTTTCATAATATTCTTTAGAAATATTTTCTTGTTTAACATCTTTAGCTAAAGTTTCATAACTATCATCAAAATCTTTTTTAGATACTTCATCATTCATAGATTCTACAGACTCATTTACAAAGATACCTGTTTTTCTTAACCAATTCATTACATTAGTTCTATCTCCTAATATAGGAAATTGTAAATTTTTTAAACCAAAACCAGATGTTACTGCGTCTGATTCCATACTTAAATTAGTAGTAAAAGTTTTATTACCTTTTTGGTATTCTTCTATAGCCCATATACCTTGTAAATAATGACTTAAATGTTCTACTTCTATACCATCTGTAAATTTATGAGTATCTAACATTTCTAGTAAATCTTTTGGTTTTTTCTTTAGTAGTAACTCCCCAAATTTTATATTTTCTGTAGTAGGTTTTTTATCAGTACTCATACCAAAAGCTTGAGCTAAAGCAAATTTAAATAAATCCATTTCTTCTTTATTATCTTTATGTAATAAAACTTCATGGTCTTTTGGAATAAATAAAAATCTATGTAATTTATCTGTTTGAGGGTTAATTGTAGTACTATCTAACATATATCTACCATTTCTTGAATAAAACCAATCATAATACATAATATCTAATTCATTCTCATCTATTGCTTCAAGACTTCTATCTATTTCTTCATTAACCGCTATTTTAGATAATCTAGTGTTATATGCCATATTTTTTAAATCTTCTTCAGAAGAGTAACCTAGATGTTCTTTAGCAATATCCATATTATTAATAAGCCAATTAAATGTTTTATCTACTTTTACAAAAGGAGTGTGTCTTAAATGATCTAATACTTTTTTTGCAGTAGGAGATTGTTCTACTACTACATTATTACGAATAGACTTATCATTTGTAACTACTGGTGCTATATGTGGACCTTTTTTAAAGTTGTCTTCTATATTAGTAGCCTTTTGTATTTGTTCAAACTTATTTTTATGTTTTTCAAGAGTACTTTTTTTACCACCTAATGTTGAAAATTTGATAAATGATACTTGTTTATCTTTTCCTGAATTAGACGCTTTAGTTGTATCAGCCATAGTTTCACCAAAAACATGCTTATTATGTAAATAAAGTGATATATCATTAAATACAAGTTCTTTATCTGCTACACCCACTAATAAAGCTGATTGACCTAAATCTGCAACTAATTTAGCATAAACTTCTTCTGCTATATTTTTATTTTCTACTAAACCTAACATTTTTAAAACATGCTTACCAATATCATTAGCTGCATTTTTGGTGTATACACCAGCATTCTTAAAATACTCATATGCTTCTTCAGTAACATCACTTTCTTGGACACCTAAGATCCTAGCTACATCTTTTTTAGTCTTTGATCCAAGATTAACATTTCCTATACTTATATATTCAGATAATGCTGCAGACATAGCTAAGGCTACATTTTCATTTATTTGCCCTTCTTTATTAAATATAATAGCTCTGGCAGGTGCAGATACAATGTTATAGTTTTCTAATGGTATATTTCCATATTTAGAAATACCATCTCTTACAGGAGCTAATACCTTTTTTAATTTAGCAGTAAATACAGCTGCTTCTTTTCGTAATTGTTTATTACCTAAAGCTTCTAAAGTTACACTTGCAAGTAAACTAGATATTCCTTTTTTTATAGATAATATAAATTTAGGATCTAAAGGTTGAGCATATTTCATAACAGGGTTATTTTTATTTTTACCTATGACTTGCATAGACTCTTTACCAGCAGCTAAACTAGTTTTTAATATCTTTTCTGTTTCTGTTTTTTCTAAAGTATCATTAATAGTTTTTTGAGTTTCTTTATATTTTTCAGTAAGAATATTTAATTCTTCATCTGTTGCACCCATAGATTCTTCAAAAGCAATTTCTTCTTCAATATCTATAAGTTCTTGATTTAAATCACTAACTTCTTTTATTGCACTTTTTTCTGCATCTGTTTTTAACTCAAAATCTATTTCTTCTTTATATTGTTCATATAATTTTTGGTCTGCGGAAAGTAATTTTTTACCACTTTCTAGCCTTTTAACAATTCTAGCAATGTGTTTAGCTTTTAATTCTTCTGCTGCTTTTTTCTCTGCTAATGTGCTAATTACGTATTGAGAATCTACAAATCGCCCTGTACCTGTTTTTTCATTACCTTTATCATCTACTTCTGTATAACCTAAATTATGAAGTCTTTTAGTAATAGCCCATTCAAATTTATTTCTATTACTTGCAATATTCATAAAAATTGTTTGTTTATCTTCTACTAATTTTTTAAGTTTTTTACCTAAGTTTATAGTACCATATTTACCTTTTGCAGGCTTTTTAGGTACTCTGAATTTATTTTGTGCACTATACGGATTTGACTCTACATCTAAATTTTTCTCAATTCCGTGTTCTTTATATACATTATTAATACCTTCAATAGTTCTTTTAATGTCTTCTTGAACATCATAGCTGGCTTTATTAATTTTATGGTCTTTAATATGTATATCCCAACCACCACCTTTTTTATATTTAACATGTACTTTCTTACTTCTTTGTGTACCACTTTTTAAATTTGCCTCTACAGCTTCTACTGCTTTCTGAATTCTATCTAAACGATCAATTTGAGTATTTTCAAAGTATTCTAGATTAGCTATAACACGTTCTATAGCTTCTTTATTTGCTTCAGGACCTTTATTTAAACGAGTTAGTGTTCTACTATAGGTTCTATATCCTTTGGCGCCTGTAGTAGCTTCTTTTTCAACCGTAGCACGATCTTTTATAATAGCAACATCATCAGTAGTTAAATTATAACGTTTAGCAAGTGTTGCCATATTATTAAACAATGTTTTATTTTCTATATCTTCAGCATTAACAAATGTTTCTTCTATAAAGGCTTTAGTTTCTTCTTCTGAACCTAGAGTGAGTGAATCATCTACTTTTTCTGTAGATAACCTATGTGCTATTGCTTGTTTAATTTTTACTACTGCTTGTTGTGCATGTTTATCATTAGTAGTATTTATAGTATCTAATTTATCAATAACTTTAGGAAGATCTTTTAGACTTGCTGTTTGAACTTCTTTTACAGTATTAACTAGGTGTTCGCGTACTTTATTTTGTTCTGCTGTTAAATTCTTTTCTACTTTATTTTCTTTTTGGTGTTCTTTAATACTTTTTATTTTATTGTCTAATTTTTCTTTCGCACCTGAATTTGTCGCAGATTTTACAATTTCTACACCTCCACTAATATGTGTACCTGCTATGAAACCTCCAGCAAAGTTCTGTGCAAGTTCTCTACCTAATGTTCCATCATATAATTCTTTTTCAGCTTTAGTTCCATATTTTTCAGTATAACTTTGTACTACTTGTTGAGCAACTTCCTCTAAACCTTCATATCCTGCTTTACCCACTACTTTTAATACTGTTTTTAATAAGGCTTTAACTACAGTCCCAGCAGTTAATTTATCACTAGACCTAATAACTTTATTAACTAGTGAATTTACAAATTTGGTATTTCCTATTAACTCATCTACACCAACTTTTTCTAAGTACATTGCTACAGTATTACCAACTATCGCTTTTGTTCTATTTAAATAGCCTATATCTTTTTTATCTAAGTTCTTTTGTAATTCACCCATAGATTCATTTGATTGGCCTAAAGTAACAAGCGTAAATAATAAAGGATTTCTAGTAGCTATCATATAAGGAACAGATTCTATAAGTACTTCTACACCACCTTTAGTAAAAACACCTTCAACAATAGTTTTAGCTGTTTTAAGCATATCTCCACTGTCATAAGCTTCACCTACATTTTTCATTAATTGTTGACTAGCTGAATTATCATAACCATATTCTTTAGCTGTTTTATATTTGTCTGCACCAATAAAATTCATATTTTTATCAAAGAGATCTTTTGTATAACGAAGACCCTTTCTCATAGCTATATTAGCTTCTTCTTCTGATAGACCATTAAAACCTTTATATACAGTATCTTTTACTAGTCTTGTACTAGCATCTACAAAAGCATCACCTACTTCTGCAGCTGTTCTTCCTGCAGCAAATTGTAAAGCATCTACAAAGTTACCTGGATTATTATCACTTTGAGGACCTCCTGCTATTAAAGCATCTAATTCTTTTGAACCTACATTTGAAGTGCTTTCAGTTTCTTGATTTGGGTATTTAGCAGCATGATATTTTTCTATGTCTTGTAAAGCTTGTTGCTCATTACCTAAAATAGGTTGTTGACTATTACCTTCTTCACCTGTAAGGTTCCCTTGTTTATCTATTTTAGAATAAGGTCCACCCAAAACTTCTAATAAACCTAGGTCTCTACCATAATTTTTACTTTTGTCTACATTATTTAAATGTGTTTCTACAAGTAGCTGTGGACGTTCTTGATTCATTAAGTCTTCAGAGTATTTCTTTTGTTGCAGTCCTGCAGCATAAACATCCTCTATAGTAGCAGGATGACCTAATTCTTGACTTAATTTAGCTTGTTGTTTCTTAATTCTTTCTACATTTTTAGGGTTATCAAACCATTCAGGAGATTTTGGTGTTTCATATGTATCTATACCTAAAGTTCTGGTTCTTCTGCCGTTTGAGTCATAAGTATCTCCATCTATAGTAACTAGTTTATTACTATCTACTACTTGTTGTGTAGGGTCTGTAAAACCTTTCTGAGCTAATCTTAATTTACTAGTTTTTTTATTTATTTTATTTGTTTTATCAGCAATTTTATTAGTTACATTATTAATTTTTTGTGTAAGTTTTGTAGTGATCTCTGGAGAGAAATTCATTGTAATTGAATCTTCTGCGACTGTGGAAGGTAAAAATGATGATTGTATGCTCATGATATATGCCTTATAATTTCATATAAGACATTATACCATTTTATTACTTGTAGTTGAACTTACCTGTGCTACGATACATTTCTATAAATTTTCTATGTGCTTCTCTTGCTTCATGTGCACCCATATTTTTCTTTCTTAATGCTTCTGCTCTTTTAACCATTTTTACTAGGTTCTTTTTATCTCTAGCAAGGGCTCTGAGAGTTGCAATTCCTACACCTGAAGCAATTAATGATGCTACAGTTAAAGTATTTGAAACAGCACCTACAGCGCTTTGTACTTGCTTATCTGCTTTAAGTTTTCTATATTCTGGGTCTCTTTGAGTAGCTAATTCATCATATGCTGTTTCTAAACCTAATCGTTCATTATCCGTTTTAGCTGTTTGAATTACTCTTTTATAATCATCTAATGATTTGACACCTTGTTTGCGCATTGCATCAATAATTTTAAGTTTTGTTTTAGATGTAACTGCTACAGGAGTATTATCAGAATTTGTATAATTTAATACTTTTTGCAATTTAGCCCCAAATGAATTTACATTTTCATCTTTTGCATATAAATCACCAACAGTATCAGAACTTTTTAATTTTACTTCTGAGTCATTACCTTTTTTCTTTTGAGTAACCTCTTCTGTTTTTGTAGTATTCGTATCTGTTTTTGTAGTATTCATATCTGTTTTTAAAAGCTCTTGTAATCTACTTTTTACTTCAGGATTATCTTTACTAACCTTTTTAGATTTAATAGCATCTTGTAAAGTTTTTAAATTTGTACCATACTTTTTAACTGCCGCCTTAGATGACAATTGCTTAGTATTTTTTGTTTTATCAGTTTTTGTTTTACTGACTTTACCTGTATCTGTATATCTAAGTTCATCTCTAGCACCAAAGTCTTTACCTAATACATCTGCAATAGTTTTTCTTTGTTTACCTACAGTCCTAGCTCTCATACGATCATTGAGCTTTTTAATCTCTTGTTGTTGAGCTTTAGAGGGCTGATTTTTAGTAGTTTGTTGTACATAGTTACTACCACTTCCAGTATTACCATATTTACCTGTACCATTAGGGTGTTTCTTTAAATATTTAGCAGCTTCAATTAAGTTTACTTCTTTATTACCCCCTACAACACCTGAGCCTTTAACACTACTTCTAAGAGCTTCATAGATTGCAGTATTACTAAAAGCAGTTCCATCATCTTTTTTAAGATTCTGTAAGGTATCAGCACTTTTCTTTATAGAATCTAAGTCATCTGTATAAATTGCATCATATCTTTCTAACAAACCATGTTTTGTTTTGATTTCTTTAATACCAGAATCTTCAAAAACTTGTTCTGCCATACTACCTTCTGCAGGATCAAAATAATTTTTCTTTTTACTTTTTGTAGTAGAACTACCTTTAGACCCAGTACCTATAGTTGTAGAGCCTAGGCCTTTATAAATATTATCTATACGTTCTTGGTCTATTTTATTTAATGCTTTTGTTCTTTCATCTATATCAGGTATGTCATATTGAGACATTTCTGCTCTTGCTTGTACTCTAGCAGTTTCTGCATCTATACCTTTAGACATTAATGCTTTAGCTAATCTATTTTCTGCATCTTTAGGACTAGTTACAGTATCTAAGAAATCAGGAGTCTTTTTATACTGTTCTGTTAAAGCATCATTAAGGGTTCTTAACTTTTGTTCATGTAATAATGTTAAGTCTGCACCTGCTTTTTCTAAACCTTCCAGTTTAGGATCTACAATAGGTAAACCATCATCATCATAATAAGTAGTATTTTTCTTAATATCATAACCTAAGTTTTTTAGCTGAGCCATATCGTTTTCATAATTACTGTTTAGTTTTTCATAAGCACTATTTATTTTTTCTTGGGTTTCTAAACCTAATTGTACACCACTTTGACCATTAGCATCTCTAGAACTATTTATATTATTTAATACATTACTTATAGTTTGACGTTTTGCAACTGGTGTAAAATTTTCTAATGATTGTGAATAAGTAGCTTGTTTTTGTAAAGCTCTTTGTTCATTATTTAATAATGTTTCACGTAAACCTCTAGTGACGTCTTGATATTGTGGCATATTCAGTAACTGAATATTTTGATTAGTACCTAAACTCATAAGTCAACCCTTAAGTATTATAGGCATTTGCCCATGCACTTCTAGTTTTATTTTTTCTTGCAATCTCTGCGTTTTGTGCTTGAATTTGTCCTTTATACAAGTCTAACATTTGATCCTGATAATCATTTTGTTTAAATGTATTAAATGCACTTAAACCTGTATTAAACGCTCCAGTCCAATCAAAACTATTAGCATTATATTGATCTAAACCCAGTTGATTAGTTTTTGCCATATCTAATGCTTGTGTAGGAGATACTCCTGCAGCAACCATCTGTTCTTGTGAATAAGTAGGTGTGTAGCCATTAAATATTCCAGAAAAAGCACTACCTACACTTTGGAGAGGATTATACACATTTTTAAGTGCATCAGAAATACTGAAAGCAGATCTATTAGGATCTGTTGTTAAATTATATTGAATACCTTTATTAGGGTCTCTATTAGTACCTAATTCCCAGGGGTTTAGTTGCTCAGCCATTTTAAATCCTTTGTATAATTATATCATATTAATATAGGTGTGCTCATAAACGAAGGAGAAGACATTTATGAGCACTATATATTAATCTTCGCCAGTATCTATAGAGCCACGAGCTGCTTGTTCGGCCGCTAATTTTTCTAATTCTTTCTCCGATAACTGAGGCAAAATTTCTATTGCAAACGATGGTTTGATAGTTGTAACAGGAATTTTATTACCAGTTAATCTATCTGTTTTAAACTTAGTTTGTCTATATGTACGTTTTTTTAGACGATCTAAAATTATTTCTTGTACGTGCCAAATAGTATCAAATGGAATATGTTTACCTACAACAGCTGTTGAATTACCTACTTGCATAGATACAAAACTACGTTCTTTATATTGTGGGTCATTAGCAGATATTCTACATCTAACTAATTTGTTCATACGTTTTTTTATTTCAGATGGTGTTTCTTTTTTTCTTACTTTAAAACCTTCAACTTCTGTAGCTTTTGGTTTACCTTCAACTTCTGCTTCATCAGCAATAATTTTTTCTAATAATTTGGTTTTACCTATATTTTTGGGAAATTCTAGACCAATTTCTCTTGCTATATCTTTAAGTTCACTTAAGTCTTTACTTTTTAAATATTCTATATCTAACATTTTAATTACCTTTATTTTGTTCTCTTAGAGAGGGAGGGTTGGACCTCCCTTAGTGATTAACTAGTTAACTAGCACCGGAATACTGAATATTTTCTACTATGAATTCCTGCAACCAAGAGTAAAGTAGTCATAATGACTACTCTACTGCTGACCAGATTACACCTAACCAGTCAGGACGTTCAATAAGAACGCCATACCAGTAGTTATTTGAACTAAATCCGACTAGTCCATAAGGATTAGTACGATCAGCTATTTCTTTACCAGGCATTTTAGTAATGATTTCAAATTTACTTTTAGAGCCGTTTGCTTGGAACCCAATTTGAGTAAATGAACCAGAACCTACGAATAGAATTGGGTGTACATCAATATTAGAAGCACCTTTATTTTCTTCGATAAGCATTTCTGGATGTTCGATAAATCTTACTTTACCAATTTTACCAACTTCACCACGAGCAATGTTTGATTTTGCAAATTTTGCACCATCAGCGTACTCTTCTACATAAGCCCATGCGTGCTTACCAGTAGTAGCATTCATAGTATCTTCAAGAATTGTAACAACATCATCAGTAGTATATGCGTAACGTGCATTAGCTACAACTTTTGTATCTATATTACGAGAACCTGTAATCATACCTGTATCAGTAGGACAAGTATTCGCATTAAGTATTTTAGTCATTGCACGGATTTCAGCTAAACCTGCTTTATCACCTGCAGCAACATCTGCTAAAGCTGTATTACCAGCACCTGCGAAAATTTCTACACCTGCATTAGAAAGAAGATCCACCATTAAAGATTTTTCAGTCATTTCACCTGCAGCTTTACCAGCTTCACGATATAAGTGAGACTTAAGTTTTGCATCAGAATCAAAGTTAAGATCATCACGAGTAAACTCATAAAAGAAACCATAGTTTTCAAGTGTAGACTCTACAGTCTCACGTGAGAAACCAATTCTATTTACACGTCCACCAGTCTCAGAAATTACCGGAGTAAGTGCTGCAATTGTACCAACATCTTTAGATGAACCATAAAGGTTACCTGAAGTTTGTTTAACAGTACCATCTGCACCTGCAGCAGTAATTGCTGCTGCTTCATCAGCATGATCAGTTGTAACAACACCAGCAGCTGTAATAGATGTCCATTTTGTACTATCTAAAACTGCACCAGCAGCATCAATACCTTGATCATTAATGTTTCTATCATCTAATACTGGTATGATTAGATGTTTCTTAATTGTTTTACCAGCATTTTTAGGCTGATTTCTAATACCAGATAGTTGACCTATAAAAGCTTTTTTATTTGCTTCTACAATTGCTTGTCTATCATAGTAAAACGGGTTTAATTGTGCCGCACCTGTCGATCCACCTACGTCACCATCAATTGTTGATGTACTCGTAGCCGAACCGTCGAAATATTGTTGTGGATTTGCTTCTCCAGCCATTGGGAAACTCCTTAAATGTTAATACACAAAATTATCTGACATTGCTAATTTTTCGAATTCTTCATCCGACATATTCACATAGTCATAAGTTTTTTGTGTTTGTTTCTTAGCCGGTGCTCTTTTAGTAATAGCAGCAGCTTTCCGCTTTCTAACACTAGGTTTAGTTTTAGGTTTTGTATCTGCAACTTGTTTCTGCTCTGAAACTATTGGTTCTTGTGCTTGTGCAAGTTGAATATACGCTTCTATATCACTTATGCCTCTAAGACGCCCTAATGTTCGTTCATACCTAACAGTATCCATAAGTTTTTCATAGGTACCGTTTTTTATATCTTCATCTAGTTTTAATAGATCTCTCGGAGATTCATTAAAGAATTGCTTCGATGCTTTATCTAATTTCCCTAGTTCGGTTATAACAGTATCAATACTTCCACGATTAGCTAATTCTTGCTCAACATCTTTTAGTTCATACGAGTTCTCTGCTGCCATTTGAGCAGTAGGAGTATACTGTACGTCTTCAGTGTTTATATCTAAAGGATCAATATCTTTTTCAGCCATTAGCTCTGCTAAAGCTGTTTTATCACCTTTACTAATATCTACTAATCTTAGTAGAGCAGCTTCATTTATTTTACCGTCTTCTATAATACCCGCTTCAGTTAAAGTTTCACCTAAAACTCTTAACGGTTTAACATCTCTCATTTTACGAGAATAGTCAATCCCCATAGAAATTAAATTTCTAGCATCTTCAATACTTTTTATTTGTATTTCTTTACCAGAAACTTTTATTGGTTTCATAAACTCTTCGTAGCTTAACTTATAATCTAATTCATCAGAAGGTTCTTCTTTGGTTTCTTCTTCTTTATCAGTATCATCAGTATCATCATCGTTATCGTTTGTATCATCTGTTTCAAGAGATTCTTCTTCAGTAGTGTCATCTTCAGGCTCAATGTCATCTTGAGGTTCTTTTTCCTCTTCTGTTTCATCAGTCTCTTCAGTTTCTTCTACTTCTTCAGTTTCCTCACTATCATCTGTCTCTTTAGAACCTTCACTAATAGTTGGTTCTTCTTCTACCGTGTCGTTTTGTACTTCAGTTTGTACTTCTTTAACATCTTCAGTATTTTCTACAATCTCATCTTGTAATGCTTGCATTCTTTCAAATTCATCATCATCTAGATTTTGTAGTTCTTCATTTGTCATTTCAGTCATAACTATTCACCAGCTTCATTTTTTTCAAGTTCACCTTTAAGTTCCAAGTGCTCTTCAATACTATTTCTTGCCATTTCGCCTTCTTGTAAAACATTAGCAACGAATCTACTAAATATACTTTTAGCTTGTAGCATAGTATTTAATACTTCATTATCTTCATTTCGAGGCTTTAAGTTCATAGTTAATCGAACTGCATCATCACCTAGGTAATCTTCAGTAATAAGTTCTTTAAATAATGGGCTACCTAAAAGTTTTTCCCATTTTTCAGATTTTATTACTTTAGCTTGCGCTTGGTCTATTGTCATTTGTACACGTTCTATTTCATCGTTCATTAGTTTTCCTTCTTGAGATTGGGAAATATCAGGTTCTTTTTAACTCGTTAACTTATTGGAGTAATATATATCTCTACTGAAATTATATCATATTTTAAAATGTTATAACATTGCAGCATTAAATACATCAGATTTAGTAGCTGTAATATTACTCATTGAAGCTCTACCGTCAGTATGTATAGTACAACCACTACCTGAGTTGTCAGTTATTTTACATACTCCACGAATATAAATATCTCCAGCAGTACAAGTACTATCTATGACCACTTGGCCACTATTAATATCCAAGGATACATTATCACTACCAGTCCTATTAATAAGTTTAATTCCTCCATTATAATTCCTTAAACCTAGCGCTTGTCCTGAGCCTCCTAAATCTATGGTAGGCATTTCAGTACTAGCTACTCCACTATAACAATTTAAGAATAGCCCATTGGTGTTATTACCTAATGTTATTGTACTATTAGTGAGTACAGAGTTATAGATATATCCACTAAAATAGTTAATATCCCATATAACACTATCTCTAACTGTAGCATTACCATCTAGGACCCCAGCTAAAGTACATTCTTTAATTTCCACATTACTAATAATAGCATCTGTTCCAAGAGTTAGGAAAGTTCTTGTAGGATTTTGCCCAATAAGAGTAAATCCCGTTACATCATCTCCTGCCCCTAGAGTATAGTTACCTATAAAACGAATAACATCAAAACCTTTCTCATTAGCTATAACCACAGCATCTTGAGCATTATTAACTGGAAACTCTCTTGTACCACTAGGGAAACCTATACCTGTCTGAGATGACCCAGCATTGACCCAAACAGCATTCTGGTAACTAGAGTAATTCAAAGCATCTTGCTCTTGTAAGGTACCTGAGGAACTAGAGGTCCTATCTACATTTACATAAGCTGTAGGATGAATGGGATTCATATCATCTCTATTACTATCTAATGCAACTAGATTGCCTCCACTAATTCTACATTGTGTCCACGAAGATCTGGCTTCAAACCCTACTTTGGCATTTAATAGTGTAGCTGTGATTGTAACTTTAGTTACCTTATCTAGCTTTTCTTTACCTCCAGAAGATATAATTTTCTCATAACTAAGATTATCTAAATCATCTTCTAAGGCCCTCATAGTATCGTGTAAATCTTGTATGGTTAGTTCAGTAGAAGGAGCAGCCACCGTAATGATACGGGGACTTACATTCCAATTTACTGAAATATCATTTCTAAAAGCCATTACTGCTCCCTAACTAAACTAAGATGTATAAATACT